CTTAGATTTCTTGGCAGACTTACGGCCACATGGCTTGCCTGTCTTACAGTCAATCCATCCTTTGCCGTTGTTGCGCGAGAACCACTTATGCAGACTTTCTTTTGCCACGTTTCTTCCTCAATGCAGCGAAGTCTGCACCAGTGATTTTGCTTTTAGGCTTTGCTGCCTGTGCGATCTTCTTTTGTTTTCCGCGTAATGCCATGTCACTTCTTCTTCTTTTTCTTGGAGCTGTTGCCCCAGTTTGCCGCGCCAACACGTCTGCACTTAACCAAGGCTCCTGACCCATATGCCGAGGGCCAAACTGAGTAGCG